ACCGGATGGCCGCGCGATTGTACCCCTTTCTATGTGGACCGTTGGATTTCATTTTTGTATGGGCCTTTCATTTTGGGCCGCTCTGTTCTTTCTTTAATTTAAATTAAAGTAAAGCTATATTGTGTTGTCCAATCATTTCGTTTCTGACGAGTCTATTTATTCGAACCAACTTGGGGACCAAGTTGGTGGCTAACGTCTATAAATTTAAATTAACATGCGAAAAATCTTTAATTCAAAATGCCTAAGCGCGATGCCCCATGGCGCCACATGGCAGGTACCTCAAAGGTTAGCCGTTCTGGTAATTTTTCGCCTCGTGGTGGTAATGGGCCTAAGTTTGATAAGGGTTCTGCTTGGGTCAACAGGCCCATGTACAGGAAGCCCAGGATATATCGGATGTGGAGAACCCCCGATGTTCCCAGGGGGTGTGAAGGCCCGTGTAAGGTTCAATCCTTTGAACAGCGTCATGATGTCTCTCATATTGGCAAAGTTTTGTGTATATCCGACGTGACAAGGGGTAATGGTATTACCCATCGTGTTGGGAAGCGTTTTTGTGTTAAGTCTGTGTATATTTTAGGGAAGATTTGGATGGATGATAATATTAAGTTGAAGAACCATACGAATAGCGTTATGTTCTGGTTAGTTAGGGATAGGAGACCCTATGGTACCCCTATGGATTTTGGACAAGTTTTTAATTTGTTTGATAATGAACCCAGTACTGCGACCGTGAAGAACGATCTTCGTGATCGTTTTCAAGTTATGCATCGGTTCTCGACTAAGGTGACAGGTGGACAATATGCTAGTAATGAGCAGGCCCTGGTGCGGCGTTTTTGGAAGGTCAACAACCATGTGACATACAACCATCAAGAAGCCGCAAAGTACGAGAATCATACGGAGAACGCCTTACTATTGTATATGGCATGTACTCATGCCTCTAATCCTGTGTATGCTACTCTCAAGATTCGGATCTATTTTTATGATTCGATATCCAATTAATAAATTTTGAATTTTATTTCATGATTCTCAAGTACATAATTTACATATGCTTTGTCTGTTGCAAAACGAACAGCTCTGATTACATTGTTAATGGAAATAACACCTAATCGATCTAAATACAACATGACTAAATATTTAAATCTATGTAAATATGTCGTCCCAGAAGCTCGAAGTGATATCGTCCAGACTTGGAAGTTCAGGAATGCCTTGTGAAGATCCAGTTTGTTCCTGAGGTTGTGGTTGAACCTTATCTGGACGTGGTATATTCTTGTCCTTGTGTGTGGGGGATCCTCTACGTTGTACGTCTTGAAATAGAGGGGATTTGATATCTCCCAGATATACACGCCATTCTCTGCCTGACGTGCAGTGATGAGTTCCCCTGTGCGTGAATCCATGACCTGCGCAGTTTATGTGGACGTAAATTGAACAACCGCACTCTATGTCAATTCGCCGTCTCCTGACGGCCCTCTTCTTCGCTGCTCTGTGTTGAACTTTGATAGAGGGGGGAGTTGAGGAAGACGAATTTTGCATTGTGTATCGTCCAGTTTCGTAATGCTGTGTTTTCCTCTTTGTCGAGGAAATCTTTATAACTGGACCCTTCGCCAGGATTGCAAAGCACGATTGATGGGATACCACCTTTAATTTGAACAGGCTTGCCGTATTTGCAATTTGATTGCCAGTCCTTTTGAGCCCCAATCAATTCTTTCCAGTGCTTTAGCTTTAGATAGGTGGGCGCGATGTCGTCTATGATGTTGTACTGCACATGGTTTGAATAGACCCGCGAGTTGAAATCGAGGTGTCCACTCAGATAATTGTGGACCCCCAATGCACGCGCCCACATCGTCTTCCCCGTTCGTGAATCACCTTCGACGATGATACTAATAGGTCTCTCCGGCCGCGCAGCGGCACCTCTCCCGAAATAATTATCAGCCCAATCTTGCATCTCCTTGGGCACGTTAGTGAATGAGGAGAGTTGAAACGGAGGAGACCATGGCTCCGGAGCTCTTGTGAAAATCCTATCTAGATTGCTAGAGAGGTTGTGATATTGGAAGAGAAACTTCTCCGGCAGTTTCTCTTTTATTATTTGCATGGCTTCTTCCTTTGAAGAAGCATTTAACGCCTCGGAGGCTGCATCATTAACTGTCTGCTGACCTCCTCTAGCAGATCTTCCGTCGACTTGAAAATGACCCCATTCGACGTAATCACCGTCCTTCTCGATGTAGGACTTGACATCAGAGGATGATTTTGCACTCTGTATATTGGCATGGGAGACGGAAGAGGTGTTTGGATGTTTGAGGTCGAAGAATCTGCAATTCGTGCACTGGAACTTTCCTTCGAATTGAATGAGAGCATGCAGATGCGGTTCCCCATTCTCGTGAAGTTCTCTGCAGATTCTGATATATTTCTTGTTGACTGGTGTGTCTAGGTTTTGAAGCTGTTCAATTGCACTCTCTTTCGCAATTGAGCATCGGGGATATGTGAGGAAATAATTTTTGGCGTTTATTTTAAAACGCTTCGGTGGTGGCATACTTGTAAATAAGAGAGTGTACCCCGATTGAGCTCTCGCTTCAAAAGTCTATATGAATCGGTGTAATGGTGCCAATATATACTAGAAGTTCTCTCCCTACGATCAGCACACGTGGCGGCCATCCGATATAATATT